CTGGCAAGAATTATGAAAGCAATACTCGTGCGGCTTGCCCTCACCGTCAAACCAGATCCGCCAGTCCCGCGGACCGCTTGGCGCCGTGTGCAGCGCGGCGCCAGGGCAGGGGGCGCACCCGTCTTCTCCGATCAGATACCCTAAAATTTCTTCCGCAATTTCCTTGTGTGATCTCATAATGCGTTAAATTTGAATAAAGAAAGTTGGTCTGGATAGTTCATCCACAGGCATTCCACCCGTTTTTTCCCCATGCCGGCGCGCCCGCCGTAGCTGACTTTGCACCACCCGGCAAGGGTGCTGTTGTAAAGCGCGTTATCATACCCGCACAGGACCACCTTCCCCCGGCAATCCAGCAACAGCCGCAGAAGGTCTTCGTGTTGTTTGTCCGTGAATTCGTGTGTGTAGGATCCTTCACGGGTGCGGGTGCTTTTCAGGTATGGCGGATCTATGAAATGCAGGGTTTCCGGGCCGTCATGCAGCTTGATCAGTTCCAGGGCGTCCCGTTGTTCAATGTACACGTTCCGGAGGCGTTCCACGGCCTTTTCCAGCGTTTCCGGCAGGTTCTTCCAGTCAGCCGCCACGGTGGGCTGACGGTTCCGGCTCACACGAAAGCCGGAAGAAGCATCCCTGGAAGCGTCATTGGCAATGCCAAACCAGGAGCGCACCAGGAAACGGCGGGCACGTTCCACGGGATCCTTGACAGGCTGAGCATTGTTCAGTTCTTCCCGGCTGTACGGCGTCAGGCGTATGGCATCAATCAGTTTCCGGGAATTCCCGTGCCTCAATACCCGGAAAAAATTAACTACTTCTCCTTCCAGGTCATTATAAATTTCCACTGGGGAGGGGGCCTTATTCAGCAGTACGCCAGCAGATCCGCCACACGGCTCATTATAGCAAAAATGCGGCAGGAAATGGTCAATGATTTCCCGTGCGTATCGGTTTTTCCCGCCTAAGTATCGCAAAACGGCTTTCATAACCATTTGATAGTGCAGTTTTCAGAATGTCCTTTGATCCAGTGGAACCAAGCGTATGCAATAGCCCCGCCTTCGGTTTTTGAAAAGTCACCGTTTTTGGCGCAGGTCCGGCGCTCTGAAAATACCCACACATCTGCGGGTGGCGCTACGTCGTACAGATGGCGCCGGGCCTTACCCTCCAAAAATTGAAGGCGTAGCAGCATCCAGACATTGGCTCCTGGCTGAACATAGGCAAGCGCGCGCTGGACAAATTCAAGGGCTGTGGCGTAAGGCGGATTGGTTATAATGTCCACATCTCCCGCGGGGTTGCACTCGAATTCCCACAGGAAATCCCACAGTTGAGAATCGGGGCACCCCCGGTCAACAATGTCGGTTGCATACACTTCATAACCCCGTGCGCGTAGCACGTTGACGATATGACCAGCCCCGCAAGCTGGTTCCCACACACGTTCCCGGAGGGGTGCGCCTGCGTTGAGCAAGTCCCGCACCATGTCCGGGTGCGTGGCGTAGTAATCCTCCCGCGGTCTTTCACCAGCGGCGTGATTGGACGCGCCCAGCGTGGCACCAAGGGTCCGGTTGTTACCTGTCCAGTCTTCCATTTTTTTTGAACTCCCAATAACTTATGAAAAGAATAGGCAAACCGCTTTCGGACGGCATTCATAAAAGGCAAACCGGGCCATGTTTAACGCCACCCACGGACAGCTATCATCATCCCGGAAGTAGACAATTTTTTTAGTTCCTGCGTTTTTCTCCAATACTTCCACCATCTCATGTGCTTTTTCCTTCGGCATTTCCCACGTGCAACATGCGGTTTCTCCGAAAACAGGAGAAAAAACATGGACCATGATTTTATTTTCTTCATCTACAGTATTCATGCTCTTGATTCTTTAATGATTATTTTTCGATTTCCAATACCTTGAACTTGATCATCCACACCCAGGGATCATTTTCCGCCGCGCCGGCACCGTTGATGCGGTCCCACAACGTGAAAAAGGAGTCTCTGGCGCGGCAACACATCCCGTCCGGAGACAGGTAGTTTTTCCAGCCGGTGGTGGACGTTTCTTCATCGTAAAAAATTTGCTCAATGCCTTCCGCCGCCGCTTCCTGCCATGTCCTCGCGCTTAACCGTTTTAATTTAATATCAGTGATTTCAAGCAAAATGCGGGAAGCCGCACAGGGCATGAACATTGCCTGCCGTTTACGGAAAACGGACGGATCCAGCCAGGGGACCACTTCCTTTTTCCGGCAATCTTCCAGGCTTTGCTCCTTCAGGCGGGAAACAATATGCGGCGGAAATTCCGGGCATGCCTGCACGGTGCCGTCCGCCAAATATTCCACTGCAATCCCGCCCCAGGGAAGCACCGTACCCACTTTCCAGGGCTCCCGCACCCATAGCCGGTCACCGGCCTTGCCGTAGGGGCATTTCACCCAGGGATCAAAATCCCCTGGAAATTCTCCGGTTTCATCGTTGGAAATGGCGAGCCAGCGCCCCGGCTCTTCTTCTATGAAATAACATATTTCCCACGTATCGCCATGGGGCCCCACAGGCCATGCTGGCGGGTTGTTGAACCGTTCCAGGCCGCGGGTGCGGCTGGTTTGCGTTTTCCAGCCTCGCAGCAGCGCAAGCACCATGTCCGGGGAAAAGGGAATGGGGCGTTCCTTAATAAGGGTTTTCATAATTTTTTGATAGTTATTTCTTTATTTCATCAATCAGGCGCAAAATCTCCTTTTTGTGCCTGTACATCACGTCCTCGCTGACGCCCAACCGGTCACACAATTCGCGCCATGTGAAGGAGCGGGGATCACCTATCCCAAGCATTTTGACCAGGATGCCGGCATTCAGGGCAATGTGCCACAGGGTCAGATCCATGCTGCCAGGATGCACGCGGAAAAGCCTAAAGAACTGTTTTACCACCTCTTCACGCTTCGCATGGTAATATTCATCCAGCAGCACAAGCTGATCATCCGTGAATTCATCCCGCGGAAAATCAGCGGGCAAGCCTTCCCCCGCGTCACTATCTGCCAGCGGGCTCCCCGGAAGTTGTTCCAGATCCTTCACACGTACCCGCAAGTACCAAGCTGCATATTTATTGCTCATGATTAAGTGTTAATTGTTAAGAATTCCCAGCTTGATCTTGTTTTTTTTCAGGGTCATGTGCAGATCCACAAACAGGGACGTCCCTATTTTCACCATGACCAGGGTTCCATTTTTCCGCCATTTGCGCAGGGTTTCGTTGCTGGGGGCGCTTTCCGGCAGGAACAAGCCCGGTGTTTTTGGCAGATCGTACAGGCGGCAAAAGCGGGGCAAGTATTTGATCTGATCCCCCGCCGTCTGCACGTTCCCCAGGGCCGCCACGCATTCAGAATTCAATTTCTCCATCTCTGTCAGGCAACGTTATATCTATTCCCATAATACGATAAAAATCTTCTAAATGTTTTATAATTAGAACTTTATCTCCATTGAGGTGTGCTAGAATCATTTCTGCCATTATAGCAGCATGTGCGCCCTTCAGAAGATCCACAGGAATTTCTTCCATCAATTTGCATATATCTTCCAGCAAACGGCTAATTTTCTTTTCCCTGCGCGCACGTTCTGATGCGTTCATTATTGCTTTCCCCCTTCCTGGCCTGATACCTTGACGATCACCCCACAAAGGCCCAGCAATTCATTCAGGCGCTTCACAGTAATTTCTGAAACATCCATGATTTGAGCCAAAAGGAGCTCTGACAAGATAGCTCCTGCTATCCCTTCCAGTTGTTCCCGTGGCATGCTTTCCACCATTCCACGGGCTGCACCCACAATATGTTCAATGACTTCTTTCCCCTTTGGATTGATCAGCCTTGTCTTGTAGATACGGGCTCCAGGCATTTTCCCGCCTGGGGCGGTCTCATTGTTTGCGGTATTGTTTTTCATTATTGTTGTATGTTGATATTTAGTTGTTATTGATTTTGATGCCGTAAGAGGCCAAAGCTTTTGAAACGTACTTGATAAGAGGGTGCCCTTTTGAGGGATCACGTTCCGCAGCCTTCAGGGCTACGGCATACAAGCACATGACATGCACCAGGACTTGCGCCTTCATTTCTTCCGGCCATGTTGCCACGGCGGCGTCCATGTCATCATAGAGCGTTCCGCTAGATTCGATCAGGTGACCAGGACAACGCCGGGCCGGACAATTTTTGTTAGGGTACATTATTGTAGGGGGAGGGTTATCCCAGGCTAAGATCCGGATCAGCGCCGCTTACCACTACCGGACGCGGCACACCCGCAGCCCCAGCCGCGGGCATAGGGGCCGGAACTGGGGGCAACGCTGCCACCAGGGAGGCATTCCGCCCCTGACGGGACAACGCCTCCCTGGTCAGCAACGTGGAAATATCTATTCCCGCTTTTGCCGCTTGAATGGCAAGTGTGCCATACGTTAAGGCCGGAATAGCAATATCTATTGTACTATTTTTAGTTGTTTCGTCCTTCATTGTGCACAAATAAATACTAAAAATATGATTGCCTGTCAACCCCAGGAGTCATATTTTTAGTTGGCAACGTTTTTAACGCTTGCTGAAATAGTCCTATTTTAGTAATTCTTCGACATGGATATTTCTGTTTCCGATATTAAAAAATGGCTAAAAAGAATCAAAAAAGATCGTAAGTGGCTGGCAGATCAATTATTTGTAAGCGTTTATACGGTGAGAAACTGGCTAGCTCCTAATTCTTCTATTCCCATACCAAAAGCAAAACTTGCATTCATTCGTTCCTTGATGGAAAAAACGCAAAACGTTGAATGCAAAAAGGTTAATTATGATGACGTTCTTACTTTTTCCGTCCGCTTGACGCCGGAAGAATGGAAAGCCCTGCTCCCCCCCCATCTAGATCCGAAAGACCATACCGCCGCGGAAAAGTATATCCGGAACCTTCTTCAATCCATTGTGGATTCTACGCCACCCATGCCGCGCCCCCAGGATCCAGACAACAACGCATGACCCCACCTTCTACTCTACACAAGGCCGCCACCCTTCACCGGATGACGGCCTTTCATGTGCTTGACAAGATAAGCTGGTTCATTTATATGAATTTGCCATGCGTTATATTCTTTTGTTTTTAGGTCTATGTTGTTTATGTCCCCTGAATGGTTTTTCTCAAAGTAGCAAAAAACAGGAAAAGATTGTCCTAGCATCGAAGGAGAAAAGAGAACGTGAGGTGGCTGTTAAGTTGCCTTTATTTTTTTCCAAAAATACTCCTCACGGAATGCTGATGTACCGATCAAAAGTTACTGCGAACAAAGAATATGTGGTGGTATCTTATGAGGCTGCAAAGAATAGTGGTTTGACATATCGCAGAATATCAGAAGGAAAATATGAGATATACACAACTGTTAAGAAAGTTGTAGAGGATCGGGATAAAAAAATTCTTGTTGTTGGTTACAAGGGGGAGCCACTCGCAACGGGGAAGATGGTGAAAATGGATGTAAAAAGGATAGGTGTATTTGAGCAGAAGGACGGAACCACATTGCCGGCTTACGCTGTTGAGCCGTAAAACAGAAGTCCACTGTAATCTATTGCAGATATTATAAAAAGCCGTCATCCCCGCGGAAGGATGACGGCTTTTTTATTTCTAACCTAGCCACAAAAAAGGCGGTCACCGAAGCAACCGCCCTTTTGTAAGGAATTGGACGATACACGGCCAAAGGGAGAATTCCCAAACAGGCAGTATTTCAATCCACGCCCCGGAGGGCGACATCTGAAAGAACATTCAGAACGCCTTCTTTCTCTCACATTTTTTGACGCCGCGCAAAGTTTTTTTGTACATATTGCATTTTCCTCTTGCATTACTAAACGTTGTTTAGTAAATTGACCTTGTTGACGGGATAAGGATCCGGAAACAGAACAACAAACTGAAAGAACAAGATCATGGAAATTACCAACACCAAACACTTGACCGCGGAACAGATTGTCCGAGCACTCAATTCTAAAGGTTATCTTTACTATGGCGAATCTGCCCGCGTCTGGAAAGGCAACACGCAATCCAGAATCTACTTTGGCCGTGATTTTGTCACCATCCTCCCGGATGGAACCATCACCAACGACAAAAGCGGCAAGCGGACACTCACCATTGGAGACGAAGCCGTCGAAGCCATCCAAGACATTGTAACCCCTTCCGCCACCGTGGAAGAGCCGCAGGAAGAACCTGCCGAAGAATCTGCTACCATCACCGCAACCACAACCCGCGGAACGGAAGTAGCAATCACTCTCACGGCAGATACAATCACCGCTGAACTCACAATTCCTCCTTTTGGCAAATTCACCACGGAAGCGGACATTGCACCCCTGAAGGGGCAATTTGCCCTGCGCGGCAAGGTTCCGACCGGGGAAAACTTGTTTATCACCGTTGCAGAAGACATCATCACGGACATCATTGCCAAACGTCAGCAGCTTGTCCAAAAACAAGAAGAAAGGCTTTTCCCCGGAATTTCTGAACTCCGGGAAATAACCGCGCGTTGGAACAAGGCATGGGATAAAAATCGGCAGGCATGGGACAACATCGAAAACAACCCTGCGTATAGCCCCATCAACACCGCAGCCATCGAAGGCGAGTTAAACGCCGCCCGCGCCAAATACCCCCGCGCCGCACTGGCCCTCAACGCAACAAGCTATGCCCTGGCGAGCCATCCCAGCAAAATCGCCGCAGGAAAAAAAGCCCTGGAACTCTTGAAAAATGGCGGAAGCTTGGAAGAAGCTCAATCAATTCTTGATAACTGGCTTCCTCGAGAGGCCATGTGGGACTAAACAGAAAACAAAATCATGACTATCCAAGAATTCCTCGACTGGATTTACAAGACCTACGAATTAAAAAATCCTTATGATGCGGTAAAAAAGGCTATGGAGCTTTTAAAGGTTACGGAAATGAGTATCTACCATTGGAAAAATGGAAAAAGGAAGCTACAGCCTTATATGCAGCAGTTAATCGCCGTGACGATTGAAAACCATGATTTGAAAAAAAAGTTGTCGGGAAAGTAATTTTCTCTTGCGTCACTAAACATTGTTTAGTATATTGGCCTTGTTGACGGAAGGTAAGGATCCGGAAACAGAACAACAAACTGAAAGAACAAAACAATGAATCAATACACCTACACCACCACCGCTTACGGACCAGCTAAAACTCACGCCTCCCTTAATGAGGCCGTTGAATGGATTGTTGAATATCTGATGACTGACAAGGCACGCTGCTTTTCTCCTCAGCTCTGGATCATCGATGAAAAGGGGGACATGATCGGAGACATTTATTTTTCCGGAAAAGACTGCAAAATCATGATTGGGAATAACTCTCCTCTGGTGATTGATGCCTGCTCAATGCTGCGTAATGCCGTGGTAGCTCAACATCGTCTAATTGCCTAACCCCAGGTCCCGCCCGGAAATCCGGGCGGCTTTTTTATGGAGAAAATAAAAAAGGTGTACAAAGTATACTTTTTTTCTTGATAAAAAGAACACAATGTACTAAATTACACTCATGCCACGGAAGAAACGAGAGTTAAGGAAAGACCTTCTCAAAGCGGGTTTCAAGGAATTCCCCGGTAAGGGTTCCCACCGTGTGTTCAAGCTAGGTGCCCTGGCATGGGTACTCAGCGGACAACTGGGGGACGATGGTATCAGGATAAGGAACGAACTCGTCTTTTTCTTTGTCCAAATGATA